AGTTCTGTCTTGCCAATATTTTAATACCCCAGTAACAGGATCATAGTTCACGACTCTTCCAACAGCAGTAGTACCAGTTGCAATAGTTTGCTCAAAATAAGAATCAGCAGTAAATGTTGCTGTACTATAACCAGTTCCTGTCAATCTAATAGCACTTAAAGCACTTGCTTTATCGACAGTTAAAAGTGCTTGACCAGTTGATAATGGATTCTCAACAATACCAACTCTAGCAATTTGGTTTCCTGTTATAAAATCAGGATTTTCTACATCATTTTCAATTCTAGAATACAACATAACATTCATGGCACCCAATTCCTGATAGATATTGGAACCATGACCTCCTTGAGGGGGTATAATCACCTCAAATTTTGGTATAGTAGTTCCAGTAGGAACTCCACCAGCAATTAGATCTACATTTCCATATGTATATCCAGTACCCTGACTAGAAACAGTTACTGTATCAACTTGTTGGTCTGCATCAACAATTATAGTACATTCAGCACCTGTACCATCTCCTCTAATAGGAACTTTTGTATAAGTTCTATTTGCTGTTCCAATACCTACACCACGATCAGTAACAGTTATAATTTTAATAGATCCATCTACTGCATTATTCCTTACAGGAGCATTAAGAGCACTAATATTCCATTCTACAGGAACAGGGATGAAATCAGTAGATTGGAATTTAATTATATCACTGGGTTTAATAGTAAAAAGATATTTCCAAATATACCCATCACCACTACTTCCAGCAGCTCTTGGTTCTAAGTCAGTAAATAATGGTTGATCTAATGAAGGTCTGCCATTTGGATTATCTGGATTTGTACCATTTTGAAGACATTCATAAACCCTATAATCCTCATTAAGAACAAAATATGTTGCAGAATATAAGTTAGTAGCACCAGAAACCTTTGCAGGATTTGATCTACTAATATCTCCACGATACATATCATATGTTGTTCCTGATGCCCATTCTCTCTTTGGAACAACCTGTCTAACATCGTCTGCATTAATTTTCTTTAATGCAATCATAGTATCCCAATAATCATTCTGCTCCGAGAAATTATCTTTAGGAGATGGAGGACTTGTATCCCAATCAGACTGAATGTCTGTAGGATTAGGAAGTCCTACGAATGAATAATATGATTTCGTTGCGGTAGCTACACCAGCAATAAAATTTGACGCATTCAATATTCTAATTTGGTCAGTTATAATTGCAGACATTATATTTGACAGTTATTTTTCTTTATTTATTAAAGATTAAGACGTATAGTTTTTATACTTCAAAGGTTTGTACCTTTGAACCACAGCAGAAGTATGTATACCAGTAGCAGGGAGAATAGTAACAATTCCAACTGGACGACCTACTCCTGCATAATTACCAACTACATAACTACTTTGAGCAACTCCAATTCCATTCTGATTATATGCTTGGAATGAATTAATACCTGCTCTCGAAGGTAAAGTAATCAATCCCCAACTATAATCACCATAGAAATCAGAAGTTCTAATCCCAAGAGTTCCATACCATCCAGATGGAGTTGATCCAACTCCTACTGTAACCCTTCTAACATATGTAGACCCGCCAGAAACTGATGTTGATATGCTAACAGCAGCAGTTACTTTATAAACAGTATCAACATAATGAGTTGCTATTCCAAGTGTACTAGAACCATCTAGAGAAGTCATAGATGTGGTTGCAACACCAACATTAGAGTTAGTAACAACGAAGTAATCACCACTAGCCAAAGAACTAAGAGTTACTGCAGTTGCAACACGACTTGTATTCCTTAATTCTGAATCATATGGAATATGGAGATCAAACATAATTTGATTGCTAGTAGTAGTTCCAAATCCAACAATTACACCACTATCACCTTCATAACTGCTTACTGAATTAACTTCATCAACTACTGCAGGAGGAGAAATAAGAACTTGTGGAGGACTATCAGTTGTATATCCATAACCAGGATTGGTAATAGCAATACCAGTTATAGTTCCAGCAGCACCAATTGTAATTGCTGCAAAAGCAGTTGTAGTTGAACCAATACCAACACCACCCATAATAGTATTACCAATACTTACCGTTGCAGTACTATATCCTGCACCACCATCAGATATTACGACAGAAGATATAGTTCCAAGACCAGAAACTATAGCAGTTGCTGCAGCACCTGTCTTATTCTCTTGACCAATGAAAGCAATTTTATCTTGGAAATTAAGACTAATACCACTTTCATTATCAGGATCAAAGAATGGTCTAATACTATCTACATAAATTTCAGTTGATCCTATACCAACTGTTTTAGTAACATAAGCAACAGGGTAGATAGTTGGTTCATAGATTTCTCTATCCTTAGCAACTTCTTTCTCATTAATAATTCTATCTTCAGTTTGACGAACCCAAACAACAGGTCTTAAAAGACTTTCATCTTGAGTGTTACCAGGACCAAAGTAAGGAGTTGTAGTAATAGTATCTGTAGAATCTACCCTTGCAGTTTCTCTTTCTTCTTCTTGCATATAATTATATTGACCTTCAACACCAGGATCCCATCCAATAATAATATCGTCACCTGGTTTAACTGTCTCAAGTACTTCTACATCATTAACATCAATAGTCGCAGTTCCTTTATAGAACATAATCTTACAAGTATCACCTTCTTTAGGTGCTTCTGTAAATCTTAATAGACTTCCTCCATTAAACTCATATGCTTTACCTGGAATTTGAAGTATATCATTTACAAATATAAGGAGACAATCTTGTACATTAATCTTAGATCCTTTAGCAGATAATATGGAAAGAACAGCACCATTTTTCTTTAATTGGAATGTAGTGGTGCTATTATCAAATAAATCTTCAATCTTATCGAGCATGTCCAACTCACCAAAGTTCCATGCGGTCATGGCATCATTAAATACTTCATCAATTGTTAACTGGAACTCCTTAGATCCAAAATCAGCAGTGGTTGGAATACCAGTATATCCACCAACAGGAACAGTTAAAATTTCACCATTACCATAACCATAACCAAGATTCTTAAGTGTAAATGCAATTACACTAGATCCTTGACCAACAACAACATCAACAGTTGCAGTTGATCCTACTCCAGATACAGAATCAGAACTGTATATTAATGGCATATTTGAGTAGGAAAGTGGTGCATCAATCTTAATGAGAGGAGGACTAGATTGGCTGTATAATGCTAATGTACCAATTCCACTAACTGAACTAATACCTGTAATATAACCATTATTGATTATTGCAGTAGCAATACCAGTAAAGTAAGTTGCATCTAAACCTTGTGAACTAATTCCAACATTTACTGTTTGAATTCCTGCTCTATATCCAGAACCACTATTTCCAATACTAATAGATGCGATTGTTCCACCAGAAGAAACAACTGCAGTTGCACCAGCAGAAATCAATGGTTGATATCCAAATCCTTCAGTAGAACCTACAGAAACTACAATACCACCAACTGGGAATGTTGATATACCTATATCATTCTTAATTGTCCTTGCATTTCCTACAAATGAGATAGTAGTAATTCCAGAAGAATCCTCAACTGTATAATCATAAGTTTCTCCTCTTCCCTGAACAACACTATTAATTAAAATTAAACCACCTGTAGATATTCCTACAAAATCTGATCCATTCACTTTTAAATCAAAGTTCTTTCTAACACCATTAAATTCGTTAGAAATATTATCAATAATATAATTGGAAGAATATGCCTCATTAGATCCACCAGTAATTCCAGAACGCATAAACATTCTACCTTGGAAACTATATCCAGTAGAAATACCAGTCCAATCTCTATCATCAGGAGAATTTGTGCTAGTAGTACTTAATGGAGTGTTTCCAACTGGAGCATCGACAAAGTTTAAAGTATTTTCAACAATATTATAAGCACCAACAACTTTAGTTACAACAGTATCAGTGGAATATCCTGCAAGTGGAGTTCCCATCCACCCTCTATCAACCCTAATACCATTAGATACACCAACACCAATTTCTGTAATTTGTACAATTTCACCAGTAGTACCAGCACCAAGTCTAACTAGATCTTCAGCAAAGAATGAAGTAATTCCACTGAAGTAGAAAATATCATCAGTAGTGAATACAATCTGAGAAAGATGAGAAGTAACGGCTGTTGCAACAACTGGTGACTGAATAACATTATCAAGAGCAAGAACAACTTTAGAATTTTGATTAGTTGCTACAAATCTATGAGATGATCCAATACCTGCGCTAGTAAAGTCTAACGCTTCTGGTATAGTTTTAAGAGCATTCTCTG